CAGAATTTATATAAAGAATCTGATTTGGCGAACCACCAATCGAACTCACAAATTGGTCTAGTCCAGGACCATTACTACCAGTAAATCCTCTTGGCCCGGTTGGGCCCGAAGATCCATTACTACCAGCAAATCCTCTGGGCCCAATTGCACTTTCACCTTTCAGACCGGATGGACCGGTTGGTCCCGAAGGTCCTTCACTACCAGTATATCCTATTGGCCCAATCGGCCCGCTCGGCCCAGTTGGCCCGGTTGATCCGTACCCGCCCACACCACTTCCATTAAGAATATTCTGTGTGGTTGATCCCAACAACGAAAAAGTCAAACCCGGTCTAATAGTTGCCGATATTCCTGGCATTACGTACTCACTTGACAAGACAAATGGTTCGTCTTTACTCCACACACCAACTACTTTTTGTCCAATGTAAATTTTCATAACCACATGTGTTATGCCACCATTGTCTACTACATTTTCCGTAACAAATCCACTCAATCCTTGAGACTTGTTCCAATTTGGTCCAATCAATAACCAATCATCACCTGTCCAAACATTGATCTGACTATTTTTAGTATCCCACCATTGATCTCCAATCTTTGGATTATTAGGTTTTTGATTACTTGAATTGGAATAGGAAATTTCTAACCAATTTTGATCTGATCCAAATATTTTTAAGGATTTTTTTCCGCTATCATACCAAAGCTGCCCTACTAATGGATTTACTGGTGGGTTTGCATTGGAAAAATTTTCCAATAAATGAATAAAATTTTCATTCATTAATTGTCCGTACCCAACAAAATTCTTCCCAACTAAATTTATGTTAGAATATTGATTATTAAATGTTCCATCTTGAACAGTTGTTAATATACTGTTATTTGACAGTGGTATTGTATATGACATTGTGTATGTTGATTAATAATTTATTTCTTATCATTTTTTAGATGTTCGACTTCATCGGCTAATTCGTTAATTGCTTGGATAATCAATCCTGCTAATTTTTCATACTTAACAGCCTTAGACCCATCTGGCCTGTTTGCAACAACTTCAGGCAATACAGCCTCAACATCTTGAGCAATAACACCGGTATCTCGTTTACGAACGAAATACTCATCTTCACCACCAAACTTTTCAATTGCTTCATCAGTCCAATCAAAAACTACCCCTGTAATTTTTTTCAATTTTGATAACGCATTTTCAATTGGCTGTATATTTGTTTTTAAATTTCTGTCAGAACTTGAATATGCAATAACATCCCCAACCATAGACAAAATACCACCTGGTCTAATCTGTCCTGTATAGACCCCATTATTGGTAAAATTCAAAAATCCATCACCACCCCAATAAATTCCAGTATCATGTACATTCTCATTAAAAAAAGTTAAACTAGGAGAACCTGCTGAGCCGTTTGCTAGATAAATTCTTCCATTTTGTGCATACACAGATCCAGAAAAATTTCCGTTTAGGTCACCAGTCATTGACTGACCTGATGGCGACACAACAAGACCATAGTGTGTTCCAGTTGTATTTCCAATTACATCACCAGTATGCGTTCCAGTTGTATTTCCATTTACGGGACCAGTATGCGTTCCAGTTGTATTTCCATTTACGGGACCAGTATGCGTACCAGTTGTATTTCCAATTACATCACCAGTATGCGTCCCAGTTGTATTTCCAATTACGGGACCAGTATGTGTTCCAGTTGTGTTTCCAATTACGGGACCAGTATGTGTTCCAGTTGTGTTTCCAACCACATTTCCAGTTATATTTCCAACTACATTTCCAGTTATATTTCCAACTACATTACCAAAATGTATTCCAGTTGTGTTTCCAACCACATTTCCAGTTATATTTCCAACTACATTACCAAAATGTGTGCCTCTAGTGTCTCCGAATAAATTTCCAGTAAAATCACCATAACATACTATTGTTCCTAAGTTTATCTGATCGCCAAGTACATTCAATGAATCTACATATAGTGCATTAAAACTAAGTCCTTGTGGCAACGTTACTGAAAACCCATCAACAGTACTTTCGGGGGAGAGAATCATTTCTGGATCATCATTCCAGATACCAACAACTTTATCCTTAATATAAAAAGCCAATACAACATGAGGAATACCATCAACATCTATTAGGTTCAAAGCCTCAACAGTGGTTTTTTCTTGAGACGCAGTCCAATTTGGACCAAGCAAGATCCAATCTTGACCGTCCCAAACAAATAATTGAGCATTTACTTTATCCCACCAAGCATCTCCAAGATTTGGCGACGGGGGGCTGGATTCCGATGCCGATGTTCCGGATATAGCTTTCCAAACACCATCAATGGAAAATACTTTCATCACATGATTATAAGAATCATACCAAAGTTGACCTATCAAAGGATTAAAAGGTGGCACAGAACTGCAAAAATGTTCTAATAGATGAACAAAATTTTCGTTCATAAGCTGGCCATAACCGGCAAAATTTTTGCCAACTAGATTCAAACTAGTGTAGCTATTATCTGCTACGCCGTCAGCTAAAGTAACTAGTGGTTCGCCATTAGACAATACTATATTGTAGGGCATTATATGTATTCCTCAAATTATATTATATTATTTATTATTTTTAATTTGTGTATTCACAAAACTCTAAACAAATTCGTTATTTTCAAAATTTATTATGGTATTGATATACATCACTGCAACTAATTATAAAATAGGAGGTTGTTGATAATACCCTGGCAAAACTTCTATATCTAAACCAACTCCATAATTGTCATCAGAATACAACGGTCTTTCGACACCAGATACATTATCAACTAATTTGAGTGTTAATTTATAATATCTTTGTTCCAATATGCTAATATCTGATTTATTAACAATAAAAGATCCAATACCCTTAGATGAATCTTCCCAATTTAATGGATAACTGACAATTAAAATATTATTTATTGGATCCAATAAATCCACTAAAACTGATTTCCCCTCAAGGTTTACTGATTTTTGGTCCTGATTTTTTACTTGAACTAGAATTGTATTGTCTATACCTTGATAAATTTTAATTGTACGGTTATACACTACTCTATTCCTAGTCTTAAAATTTGCATTATCCAAAATTTGGACTTGCACAATGTTATCGTATAAATAACTTTGAACTGCGATCATCATTGACACCTTTAGTATATTTATATCAAAAACGTCAATTAGATCCCGTAAATATCTTTAGGTGATATGATCGATTTAGAAATTCAAAAAATATTAGATGCCCACCCGTTTTTAACATATTTAATATATGGGGGGAACGAATATATATGTATCGTTCAAAATGTAGACGATGTCATTACCTCCATCTACGATTTTGGTTTGCTAAAAGATAAACAACAAAAACAAACCTATTTAGAACTTGGCGACCAATGGTGGTGGGAAAGTCATAGACAAATACCAATAAACTTGTTTTTAAAACAAGACTGGGCTCAATTTAGATTTTGTCTAAGAACAATGAATAGCAAAGATGTGAAAATTGTTTACGGCCCATATGTTAGTCTTAAAGAAATGGCCAATAAACGTAGCAAAAGAAGAAGTATTACTTTGGTTCGTAGAGTTTCTTAGTTAATAAATTCAGATGCACAACAACTAAATGTGCATAGGCTACACCGTGACTTTGTTTATACCCATATTCTCCATTAGGATCTTTTTCCCATATGGTTTTTGCCACCTCTTGCCAAGGCAATCCAATTAAATGCCTCTTTGCAGGTCTGATAACAGCCAAAAACATGGCCAGTCTAGGTATACTGTTAACTGCTTCGGGCATTTTTATTAAAGTTTCATAATGCCCGCCTATATGTATGACTTGTTGGCAAAACTCAGGATCATATAATCTTTCCCATTCGGGCTCTTGATTCATTAAATGATCCAATTCTTGTTCACTTGATACTTGTTGATATACTCCAACATTTAATAAGTCTAATTTTATATAACCACGGTCTTGAGCTGATTTATAATCTATTGCCGAAATACCCATTTCTGGATCTACCGGAATGTCGGTGATATGTATACCGGTATTATGTCGAATCAATTTTCCATCACGTAAAATACTAGCAGGAACATGATTAATCACCTTTAAGGCTAGATCACGATTGGCCATATCAATATCAATATCACTATTGAACTTCATGCAAACTTTCCCCACTTTAATTTAAAAAATACAGCATCCTGTGCTTTGAGTTTGGCCATGATTGAAAATTTATGACCGAAAAAAGCGGGATCTACATCTCTATAATAGACAGGAGATTCTATGGCATTCTCCATTACCCACTTACCCTGTTCTGTTCTTTCCCATTCCCAAAGTGGACTTGCTGCATAAATTTCTGGATCATCGACATCGCCAACCCTAAATTCATAGACTTTCAATTCCACTATATCGGTCATAATCCAGCTTGTTTGAGAATGTGTTTGGCCCACTCAGTATCGCCCATATGATCCTTAAACTTTCTCTGCCAAACATCTGGATCTAACCATGGCATGACTATTTCAATTTGGTCCTCAGTGAGACTGTCAAGAAACGCAATCCCAGTATCGCAATTATACACGACCCAAGGGCTAATACGCCCTGTTGATATATGTTGACAAATACGATTGCCATTACCGTACCTAAAATAATCGTTAAAACCATTCTTAAGTTCTGGATGAAGTTCTGCATAATCCTGCATTTCCTTTAAGGCTCTCTCCATAGCATCCTGCACCGACTCTCTTTTGATATACCCTGATAACCATTCAGAATATAAACTATCCTTACACCAATGATCCAACTTTTTATTGTTGTGCAATAACCAATCAGTAAAACTGCTGATATTGATTGCTCTAATAGAAACTAAATGTCTACCAAATTTAACAAAAGCATTGTAATAGGAACTATTGACAAAATCCTCATAGGTTTTTAATTTTGCGCTACCCTGAGTCAATTCATAAAATCTTAAATAACTGTTTAGGCCTAATCGAACACCAACTTCATTTTCCTGCTGCCATCTGCGTTTCTTCTCACAAAGATGTGCCGCTAATACACTTTCGCGGCTATACGTTTTTGCACAGTATTTACATGTATGTGACAATTTGACAGTATCAGAGATCTGTTTTGATTCGTTTATCGTCGTATCCATGCTGCTTTGCTAATTGTTTGATTTCTTCTTTGGAGTTTATTTTTGATAAAAGCTCAAGCTCGTCATTGCGTAACTCTGGAAAAATGGAAGATAAAAACTTAATAGTCTTATTGTCACTGTTTTTCTTTTTCGTGGTGATCCAATAATGACGTTGATTGCCCATGTCTGGACTTACTGTAGTACACATTAACCACTGTAACTTTTTATGTTGGCTTGTGCTTATATCAAAAAAGTTAACGTTCACTCTTTCATTTGTGGCACGCAAATACCACTCTTGTAGCTCACTGGGTCCATCCACACTTGCGCTATACCTTAACATTAGATAAGGACTGAATTTTTTTCTTTCTTCTTCAGTTAGATCGTCGTAAAAATTTCTATCCTTACGGTCCAATGCCGCAGTTTCGCTTTTGACTGTTAATTTATCACTCATTTTTTTTAATCAATTGATATATAATTTTAACAGCATCCAATGCATCTTGTAAAGTGGAATTGGTTTCGGCTGCACGTCGAATCTCACCCCAAAGTTGATCTTCTTTTAAAGATTCAAGTAGTTGAGTTTTTGATTCTGACTCAGTATATATTTCCCTGGCAACAGCACCAAACTCACGAATGAAAACTGTTTCGCCATCATCTGGACTTTCATATATTTTAGGCATATATCACCAACATTTAGAAAAATCTACCACTTCACTTTGTCTTGAAATCTCTTTAACACAATATACACAAAGACTTCCAGTAACTCCCGCCTCTAATGGAATGGCCAACAATTGTCCAGGTTTTAATTTTGGGAAATACCATTTAACATCTTGATAAACGTCATCAATCTCAATTGGATGAAATTCAGGCCTAAAACTACTGCGAGGATTAAAACAAAATGCACTAAACCCACGGTCATTTATACTGGTCAAAGGCACTACTTCCAAATCACCAGAATCTTTCTCACCGATTAATATTTGCCAATCCACTGGCATTTTAATCACATGTTCACCAATTTTTAAAACCAATGCCGGACTATTAAAGCTTTCCAAAAAGATTAAGGGAATATAAAAATAATCAGGTTCCTTGGAGTTGCTGTTGTCTAATACACAGAATTGCATGTCGTCAACTTCGTCAGGAATGTCCGTCATTTCATAGGACATATTGTTATCAAGTGTAAGTATTCTAATTTTATTTCTCCAGTTATTGTATATAATACAGTATTGCCCAATATAAAGTCAAGACTTAATTATTGCCATGTTATCTTTTCCAAACTAAATTGATAATTAGATTCAGTATAATACGCCTTACGCTGAGTTAAGTGTCTTTTGGAAAACTTACAAGTACTGGTGATATCATAAATGTTAACAAAATCTTTACCAAATCCTTTGCGCAAACCACGACCAATACTTTGTATTACACGCACAAAACTCTTACCCGGCTCAAATAATACCACGTTATTTAATAATACAATATTAATGCCAACGGCAGCGACCCCATATGTACAAATCAAAATCTTATTGGTACTTTTTCCAACTTCATCATATTCAGCTTTACGCTCTTTGGCCTTAGTTGAACCTGTAACTAAACTAACATCTGGTTTATCACTTAATAAACTAAACAAAGTACTTAACTCAGCTTGAAGCAATTTTCCAGTAGCAATACGATCCACTAATATTAATGTATTGCCATCTTCTTTAATACGATCAAGCAGTTTGGCAATAAACGCCAACCTTTCAGGAGTCTCAGTTAAGTATTTTAGCTCACTTTGATAATCTTTATATACAACATTATCCACCAATTGCACAATATTGATATGACAATTTGACAATACTCCCTGTTCTTGCAAATCACTGGCTTGTAATTGCCCATCAACTTCGCCCAACATAGACCTCAACACAGCTCTAGCATATTCCTCTTTTGGCAAAGTGCCAGTGAATGCCCAACGAATTGGGATACGACAAAATGGACCAGAAAGCAATGTACGCAAGACTTCAGATTTGCATGTGTGAGCTTCATCGACCATCACACAAACAACATCCTCAAGGAATTCCCCAATGGTGATGTCATCTGTACCATTCTTTGTATTTTTTAATAAATTGTTCAGACTTTGCCAAGTACAGATTGTGTGCTTTTTTCCAATGTCTTTTCTATCACCATAATAAACACCAACATCTAATCCTAAATTTATATAATCTGCTTCTGTTTGTCCAACCAAACTTTTATTTGGAACAATGATCACACTTCTACCATAGACTTCAGTACAATAGCTCAATGCCGCTGTAAGAATAGTTTTACCTGCACCGGTGGGAAGTATTCGCATACATTGAGTATTTTTCAAAAACCCATTAATAGCCTCAACTTGATAATCTCGCATCATAATGGGTTTACCGGCAGCCGGGTGCCCTTCAGGCCAAACACGATCAGCAAATAGTTCCTCAGTTATTTCTTCAAACTCATAAAAAGTTCTATAGTCTCTGAGATCATCGAGATCAATATCATAACCAGCAGATTCTAATATGGGAATAATGTCAGGTAATAAATTAACATAGGTACTGCCACCAAGCTGAGCCAAGCTGACTTTTCCATCCCATCTACCCAGTCTAACTGCTGGAAGATATCTGGCACCCGGCACATCAAACTTGAAACGATCAGCAATCTTTTTTCTAGTAGATGCGTCGACACCTTCTAGTTTTACATTGATCTCATCTCGAATTACTAATTTAGCCTGCAATTTTTGTCATCCTATTATCGTAAACTGTTTGTGTAAAGTACACTATTTTTTCTGACATCATCATCATATGTTGTTTTTCCAAACCATGAATCATTGCATTGGTACTGACCATTATGGGAATTATTTTTGGCCAGGATCTTTTAAGTTTGCTCAAATAAACACATTTGATATTTGTTAAGTCTATCTTAGTTGATTTTTTATTGACAAGATCTAATATTTGATCTTTGTCAAATTGATTAAGAATATTTTCTTTAAGATTGTGATCAACGATGGGATCATAAACATATATAGGCCACCTATTATTTAATGTTGCATATCTAACCAAACAATCTATTAGATCCTCGCCGTCATAATTTTCACTAGATCTTGTGGCATGAATATGTCTGGAAGTGGATAAATTGGCAACTTGAATTCCATATGTTGTTGATATCAAATCTTTAATATCTTTACTAACAGTAAATCCCAACAAACTGGCATTATCCACCAACCTCAATATATTTTCTTTAGAAAACCCACCCAAATTGTTATTGATATAATCAATCAAAGATGATTCTGCATTATCAATAACCAAATCAGTTCCATTATCTCTTAACTCTATTGCAAATGGGTTTTTCTCACACCCTTCCAACAATTGCCAATATTTTAAAAATTCTAAATCAGCGTCAAATTCATTCTGTTCAGCAAAAGCCCTTGCCCAACTAACATTATATTCAGTTAATGCCATATGCCAAGATTTGGCATCTCTATCAAATTTGACAAAACCGTGACTGATATTTCTATGTTCCGCTAACTTGTCTATTAGAGATTTATTATAAGGAAATGTTAGAATTATTTCGCCTTCAACGACCGATATCTTTTGCTCTCTCTCTATAATCTTTGGTTGATGCCTAAACTTTGGCTCTGTTGAATGTAAACCAATTTCTACACCAAGGCTTGAAAATTGCCTTTTATATTTACAGACAATTTTATGAACTAATTGCGCTTGCCTATCTGTTAGGGCTTGGCCTTGTATAGTTTGCTGAGATAGGTTATCTACTACCGACATATCATATCTGGCCAACCTAACATCTGAGGATTTTGAAAAGAAAAAATTGTTAATCACAGCACCTGAACAATCTCTTTGGCCGCCCAAGATTTCTAAGTAATCTTCTATATGTTTGAAAGATGTTAGTTGCATAAGACTATTGTAACATTTAATCTACACAAAAGTCAAAAAATAACCTGCCATAAAAGACAGGTTAAAAATTGACAAGCAATAAAATACTTATACTATGTTATTAGATTACAGATTTTTCTTCTTTGAGAATTTTCCACATCTGCTTCTTTTCCTGTTCAATGCGTTGTTTCTCCACACTTGCTCGATACCGATCCTCACCTTGAGCACGTTTTTGATCATTGCTAACATTCAACATTCGATCATAATCTCTGGCCCAGGTCACACCCAGTAACCACTGCCGCAGTTGAGTCAAGGTTCCCACAAACACTTCAGCGTCTCGAGCATAAACTGGCACACTTGATGCATCACGAGGTTTTAATGCCACCAGGTCATCTGAATACGATGCGGTATGATTTTTTGGAGAGCAAAACATGAAACCCAAAGCTTCCACTTTTTCTTCCAGTTGATGAATTTCACGAACCAAATTATAGCCCGACATAATTAAGAATCTCGTTCCATTTCAGAAGCTTCACGAACCAACGTGACCAATTCGTCAACTGAAGGTGTCAGAATTTTTGCAGTGACATAATCACCTTTTTTATTCCTGCCACCGACTTCAATCATATACCCATTATCATACATATTAATAGTAAATGATTCATTTACTTTAATTAATTTATCACCAAGTTTGGTTACTGTTTTTGCTGTTGCCATTTCATACTCCTAAAAAAAATTATCGAAACGGGACTTATTGACATTGCCCGTTACGCACACCGCAGGGGAAATCTTATGCTGCCTTCATGCAGGTTGTTTCTGTCATACGTTTCCAATTCAATGGAAAGCTCTTACGCAAATCTGCAATCTTCAAAGCCATACGCAGACTCATTTCACGCAAACGATTTTGATTGATGCCCATGAAATCAATGATCTCATCTTGAGCAATTTGATCAAAATCATAATCAGCAAACAATACGCCATCTTTGGCAATTTGTTTAATTCGTAATACTTTGTCACGCATAGTGTCCAAAGTCAGATCCAAATAATGACAACGACTTTGCAAAGCATCCAAGTGGTCACGAAGTTTTTGACTCTTCATTTGGTCGAACTTCAAATTAGTGATGAAGATTACTGAACCTTTGAATTCAAAACTATCTGGAATACCATCTCGACGAAGCATATTGCTATCGCTCAACCAAGAAATTTTACGCTTCTTACCTGAGTCCAATGCACCTTTCAAAAGATTCAAAGCAACGTCATCTAGTAAGATCGAATCACAGTCATCAAACACTAGAACACAATTGGGGTCTGAATATTTGTACAATGTTGAATACAGACCCAATGCCGTTGCAGAACCTTTTACCACTTCAGCACGAAGACGTTTACCTGCAATGTGATCAAACAAGCAAGCCTTTTCAATTTCTTGTTCAACGCCAAAACTCTTACCAACACCAGGGGGGCCACTAACAATCATTGCCCTAATATCGCCGTTAGTAGCGGCTTTAGTCATTTCTGTCAAAATGTCAAAACGCTCACGAATACGCTCAATTGCCTGTTCGTCAGTTTCAACAGTTTTTTCAGTAGTCTGTTCCATTTGCACAGTATTCACTCCTTGATTAATTCCAGTTACAAATTCATAATCGGCCACGCCATCAACATTAATTCGAATGTCATCAGGGTAGCCAGGGAAAGTATTGTTATTTTTAACAGTTACAAAACCGTTTTTTGCAG